CGGCCTGTCGACCAAGGTCTCGGGCGGCAAGTCGCCCTCGAGCGCGGCGATCGTCAAGAGCGCCAACGCCCGCGGCGGCAAGCGCCACGAGATGAAGGCCGATCGCTACGCGGACGTGAACGTGCTGCCCGACTCCGCGCACATCGCCGGCAACGAGATGGTCGGCATCAAGGACTCCGGGTACCTGACCAAGAAGGGCCTCGAGGAAGGGGGCGCGAACGTGATGCTGCACTCCCTGCCGCCCGGCATGGACATCGAAGATCAGGAGAACGCGGACATCCGCAAGATGCCCTTCAAGACCATCACCGCCATGGGCTACCCGGGCGACGGGTGGACGGACGGCGAGGACCGCGGGCGGCCGGGGCAGACCAACACCTAAGGAGTTGCCATGCCTGGCATCCTGCAGGAGAAGTTCCAGGTCGACTACCCTCAAGAAGGGAACGACGACGCGCACTCGGGCTGGAAGTCCGACAGGAGCGCGCGGGTGAAGAAGGGCATCCCGGGGCGCGAAGGACGTGCGGGCGGGGATCCCGGCTCGCAGCACATGAACAACGCGGTGCAGTTCGAGAGCACCCCGCCGGGCACGGACATCGAGGATCAGGAGATCACCGACCTGCGCAAGTTCGCGACCACCATGGGCGGGGAGTCCGATCAGTCGCGCGACTGGAACGCCGAGGCGGTCAAGAAGGGCTACAAGCGCAAGGAAATGCGCGCGACCGACGATGAGTACACCAAGGCCCACCAGGACGCCTTCTACGATGAGATGAAGGTCGACGGCGATGTGGGCTTCGCCGAGCGCAACAACGTGCTGGACCGGCTCTAATGCCCTTACCCCAGGTCGGCAACTCCCAGTACACGGCGCTGACCAACACGGGCACCACCACCTTGAACCCGGGGCAGCCGAGCCAGGTCGGCGCACCTCCCGGCCAGTCGGGGAACTTGCCCGCGAGCTTCGGCGTCTTCTACGGTCTCGAGACCATCGCCGCCGGCACCGGCTTCGGCGCGACGGTGTACGACCTCGTGCCGCCTACGCTCGCGCAGTACAACGCCGGCACGAGCACCCAGACCCTCACGCTTCTGAACGGCACCAACACGGCGGGGGTGTCGCAGGCGGCGGGCCTCGCGGGCGTCGGGGTTCGGTATAAGGGCGCTCTGGTGGTAGTGACCACGGGCACGCCCGGACAGATCAACGCCCTTTGGGATTGAAGGAGAACAAGCCATGGCAGCAGCAGCGAAGAAAATCAAGATCGAGCGCGACCGCTTCACGGAAGACGGGGTGCGCCTCTTCAACCCGACCAAGGACCACGGAGTCGTCTACGCGGACGGCTATGTGGAGGTCAAATACATCCAGGAGTACGAGGGCGAGGAGCGCCACTACCGCGGCGACCATGCCCCGGTCGGCTACGCCAAGGGCGTGCCGATGCCCAAGAGCGCGCCCGAGCTCTTGACCGAGAACGAGCAGCTGCAGAACCGCATCAAGGATCTCGAGGACAGCCAGCGGCGCACGAACGAGCTGTTGACGAGGCTCTCCGCGCAGCTCGATGACAAGGCGAAGGATCGGCTCGAGCCCGGCCAAGCGCCGGAGCCCACCACCTACGCATCGGCCACCAAGCCAGTGGAGGCTGCGGCCCGTGGAGCAGTCAAACCCAAGTAAGGGCCCGCACTCGCTCATCGGCGAGCAGCACCTCGCGGAGATGATCCTCACCGCCTCGAGGACGCCCGCGGCGGGGTGCTTTGTCGAGGTGGGTGTGTATCGCGGCGGCTCCGCCTGGCACCTGTACGCCCTCGCACAGAGCCAAGCGCGCGCGCTCTACCTCTACGACACCTTCAAAGGGATTCCGCACAAGGACCCGATCGACAGCCACTCGGTCGGGGACTTCGCGGACACGAGTCACGCGGCGGTGATGGCGCTCTTCCCCGACGCCTGGGTGGTTAAGGGGATCTTCCCGGCGAGCGCGCTCCCCATGCCCGGCATCGCCTTCGTGCACCTCGACTGCGATCAGTACCGCAGCGTTCGGGAGAGCGTCGTGTACTTGCAACCGAAGATGATGCGCGGCGGCATCATGTGGTTCGATGACAGCCCGTGCCTCGCCGGCGCGCGCCAAGCCGTGCAGGAGCTCTTCGGCGATCGGCTACAGCTCTCGAGCGAGCACGGCAAGCACTTCGTGATTTTCGACAACAATGGACAAAGATAAGGGGATCCGCATGACCTGGAAAGCAACCGACCCGCAAGGCAACGAGGCCGCCAAGATCAGCTGGGAGATCGTGAAGTACACCCGTGGGCTTGGCCTCGACGTGGGCGCGGGCCTCACCCGCACCTTCCCGCATTTTATTACCGTCGACAACAACATCGACGTGCAGCTCTTCCACCACCCGATGCCGCGCCCCGACATGCCCGTCACGGACGGCGGCAAGCTCGAGATGTTCAGCAACGAGTCGATGGACTTCGTGTTCTCCTCCCACATGCTCGAGCACGTCGAGGAGGAGCGCCTGGTCAAGGTGATCAAGGAGTGGTGGCGGGTCACGAAGCTCGAGGGGTACCTGGTGCTCTATCTGCCCGACGCGGACGAGTACCCGAAGGTGGGCGAGGCGGGGGCGAACCCGGACCACAAGTGGAACGTGACCTTCAACGCGGTGATGAAGATTCTGCACAACGCTAGGCAGCCCTTTGATCTGATCGACTTCCAGAAGCGCAACGAGAACCAGGAGTACTCGCTCTTTTTCGTGTTTCAGAAAAAAGCCGAGCAGCCCAAGCACTGGCACCACGATCGGCCGCGCACCATCGGTAAGACGTGCGGCCTGGTGCGCTACGGAGCGATCGGCGATTCGATGCAAGCCTCGAGCGTCATCGCCGCGCTTAAAGCCGAGGGGTACACCCTGACCCTCTACTGCGCGGAGGGCCCTGGCTACGAGGCGTTGAAGCATGACCCGCACGTGGACGAGTTCTACATCCAGGGGCGCGGCCAGGTCCCGGACGCAGCGCTCGGCGCTTTTTGGGAGTACCACCGCAAAAAGTACGACCATTGGGTGAACCTCTCCGAATCGGTCGAGGGCGGGCTCCTAACGATGGCCAACCGCATCACCGACACCTACTCACCCGCCGCGCGTCACCAGCTCCTGGACGTGAACTACGTCGAGCGCCAGCACCTGATCGCCGGAGTCTCGCACCACGCGGCGGCGGTGAAGTTCTACGCAACTCAGCCTGAGCTCAAGTGGGCAAAGGCCGAGAAGAAGGCACTCGGGGACTTCGTGGTGGTCTGGGCGCTCGCCGGCTCCTCGGTGCACAAGACCTGGCCATGGCTCGACAACGCGGTGTCCGGGATCTTGCTGGACTTCCCGGAAGTTGAGGTGGTGCTCCTGGGCGCCGAGGACGGCACGGTGCTCGAGCAAGGCTGGCAGGACGTGCCGCGCGTGCACCGCCGCTCAGGCAAATGGAGCGTGCGCGAGTCGCTCGCCTTCGCTCAAATAGCCGACGTCGTGATCGGCGGGGAGACGGGCGTGCTCAACGCCGTGGCGCAGGAAGAGATGCCGAAGGTGGTTTTTTTATCTCATTCAACGATCGAGAACTTAACAAGGGACTGGGTGGACACCCACTCCTTGGCCTCCTTGGGTACGGTGTGCAAGGGCCGCGGGAATGATGAGGCCCCCGCGTGCCACCGGCTGCACTTCGGCTGGGAGCGGTGCACCGAGGCCCCCGCGCTCCCGGGCACCGAGGACATGTACACGCGCAAGGGCTCAGGGGTCGCGCAGTGTCAGTACGACATCGGCGCGCAGGACGCCTACAAGGTCATCTGGCACGTGATCCAGTGGCGGCTCGAGAAGTACGCGAGCCGCGACGGCAAGCCGCTCCCGGGGGTGATGACCGCCGCGGAGCTCGAGCGCACGCGCTTGACGTTACCGAAGCACTGCCAAGGGCCCGCGCAGGTGCTCGAGGATGAGGCGGCCAACGAGCGCAGCGTGATCGAAGCATGACGATCCTCAACCTCGCCGGCTCCGCGCAGTCCCTACAGTTCACGACTTCGGGGAGCTTTGCTTTTTCGGTGGCGCGCGATGACATCATCCGCCAGGCGATGCTGAACCATGCGCTTCTTGATCCCTCGGAGAGCCCGACCGCCCAGGAGATCGTCGACTGCGCGCGAGTCTTGAACATGATCGTCAAGCAGTTGGCGGGGCAGCTCGATCGAGCTCCCGGGTTCAAGATGTGGCAGCGCCACCGCGGCGAGCTCTTCCTCGCCTATTCGAAGTACCTCTACAACTTGGCGGGCAACGCGAACGGCGATCAGTGGGCGGGCGGTGTGACGGGGCTCTCGGATCCCTACCTCTACAACCAGGACCAGCTGATCGCCCCGGCGGTGGCGGGCGCCGCGGTCATGAACGTCGGACCTTTCCCTTTACCGCTCGCCACCAACATCAACGACTTCGTCGGCGTGCAGTACACGAGCAGCGCGGGCAACTCGGACATCTGGTGGTCGACAGTGAGCGCGATCAACACCGTGGCGGGCACCTTGACCCTCGCAAACCCTCTGCCCGCGGGAAGCTCCGCCGCCGCCAACGCCTACGTCTGGAACTACACCAAGAAAGCGCAGCGCCCGATGAAGGTGTTGACCGCGCTCTTGCGCGATACGACTTTCAGCGACACGCCCCTGACCGAGATGGTGCTCGAGCAGTACGAGGCGCTCCCCACCAAGACCACGCCGACCAACGTCGCGGACCCGACCGCCTGGTACTACGAGGCGCGCATGTTGCAAAACAACGGGCACCTCTACATCGACTGCGCCGGCGCCCAGGACATCACCAAGCACATCCACGCGGTGTTCTTGCGCGAGGCGATGGACTTCAACAACCCCGGAGACGCGCCCGAGTTCCCGCAGGAGTGGTTCTGGCACTTGTCCTGGATGCTCACCCTCGGGATTTGCTCGATGTTCGATTGCGACTGGACGCCGGACAAGCAGCTGGCCTTCGGCCTTGCGACCACCAATGCGCGCGAGGGGAATCCGGAGACCACCGCCGCCCACTTCAAGCCCGAAGACGACGAGGACTACTGAATGGCCATGGTCCCCGTGCCCCTCTTTGGTTCCGGCATCTACGGCAAGTCCGCGGTGGTGACCCGCCAGCGGCGCGTGAACTGCTACTACGAGAACCGCGCGGACGGGGATAAGGCGAAGGTCGTGGTGTACGGCACGCCGTGTCTCGTGCTCGTGTTCACCACCGGCTCACTTCCCATCCGCGGGCTTTTGAGCGTGAACGAGTCGACGCTCTACGCGGTGATCTACAACCAGTTCGGCCTCTTGGCTCCGCCGGCAAGCCCGGGCGGCGCGGCGGTCTTTACCGTGCTCGGCACCATCAACACGATCGCCGGCTTTGTCTCGCTCGCCCCCTCGCCGAACTCCTCCCAGATCATGCTGGTCGACGGGGTGGGGGGGTGGATCTACCAGCCGCTCTTGGGCACCTTCATCGCCGCCACCGCCGCCTGGTTCACGCCCGGCGCCGCAACGGTGGTCAATGTCGCGGGCTACTTCGTGTGCGAGCAGCCCGGGAGCCCTAACTTCGCGGTCTCGAACATCAACGATGCCACCGGCGGCGGCGCCTTGTCGACGGGCGCGGCGGTCGCTTATCCGGACAACATCGAGGCCTGCGAGGCGCTCGCCGGGAACTTGATCAACTTCTCCCGGCAGCACTTGGAGTTCTGGCAAAACGTCGGGGCCCCGCCGCCCGGTCAGCCCTTCCAACTGATCGTCTCCTCCCCGTTGAAGATCGGGCTGCCCGCGCTGTTCGCTCGCACGCACATCGATAACACCTTGGTGTTCATGGGCGAGACCGAGGCGGGCACGAAGCGGGTGTACCGCATCGATGGGTTCAACGTGACGCCGATCTCCGAGGAGATCGACTGGATCATCAACCAGCCGGGGTTCGTGTACGCGGACGCCACGATGCTCTCCTACCAGCGCGACAAGCACCCCTTCGCGCAGCTGACCTTCCCGACCATGGGGCGCTCCTTCCTGTTCGACCTCTCGACCAACATCCCGGGAGAGACCCAAACGGGCTTGTCGACCGGGGCCTATCAGCGCCACCAGGGGAACCTCTCGAGCTATTACAACGGGGACACGATCATCGCGGACTACGCGAACGGCAACGTCTACCGCATGGACGATGGCACTTTCGCCGACAACGGTGTGCCGGTGCTGCGCGAAGTCGTGACCAAGCACCACATCAAGGGCTTCAACCGCTTCCGTGTGCCGCAGCTGTACTTAGACTTTGAGACCGGGGTCGGCACCTCGAGCGGTCAGGGCTTGAACCCTCAAGTCTCCATCGAGTGCAGCAAGGACAACGGGCGCACCTGGCTGCAGGCGCGCTTGATCCCGTTGGGCGCGATGGGTCAGTTCGTCACGCGCGTGAACGCACGGCGCTTCGGCCAGGGGCGCGTCTTTACCTGGCGGATCCGCATGACCGACCCGGTGAAGTTCGTGATCACCGATGGGGCGATCCGCCGCAAGGGCAAGAAGGAGACCAACTAAATGGCGATCCTCTTGGGCGGCCTGCCGAACGCGGCCCCCGTGACCACCGGCACCGTGGACGCGAAGCAGAACGTCGACGGGCGCTTGACGCCGATGTGGGTGGTCTGGCTCTCCCAGCTCTTCAACCTGGTGAAAGCATTGGGCGGCAACGGCACCACAGCGAACCGCCCCACGGCGGGCCTGTACATCGGCATGGACTATTTCGATCAGACTTTGGGCTACAAGGTCACGGTGAAGAGTTTGAACCCCCCGGTGTGGGTGAACGGCGCAGGAGGCGTGGTATGAGCGGCACAGATCTTGTCGATGCAGTGATCGCACAGCAGGTGAAGAGCGCGGACTTAAGTCCGCTCATCGGCAAGCTCTTGGAGCTCCCCCAGCCGAAAGCGAACGTGCGCCACATTTACGGCGACGGGGTGTACATGCGCGAGCTGACCGTCCCGGCGGGGCTCCTCATCGTCGGTCGCTCACACCGTGCCGAGCATCACTGCATTCTGGTGCGCGGTCGCCTCGTGATCTTCAACGCGGACGGCAGCCAGAGCGAGCTCGCGGCGCCCACCGAGTTCGATGCCGGCCCCGGGCGCAAGGTGGTGCGCGTTGAGGAGGACATGACCTTCGTCAATGTCTACCAGACCCAGGAGACCGACGTCGAGACGATCGAGCGGGAAATGTTCGACGACGAGCTGCCACCCGATACGCGGCCGATGCTCGAGCCGGACGGGGACTTCGAGCGGGTGATGCAGGAGCACGGCGCGGACCTCGCTGTGGCGCGACGCGTGAGCGAGCGCACGGAGGATTGCTGCCCGTTTCCTTACGGCGCCTACAAGGTGAAGGTCGGTCGCTCTTTGATCGAAGGGCGGGGCCTCATCGCGACCGCCGACATTCCGGCGGGCGAGTTCATCGCGCCGGGCACCTGGGGCATCTGTCGCACGCCCGCCGGACGCTACACGAACCACGCGAAGGACCCGAACGCCGCCTTTCACTACGATGCCAAGGGCGTCGCCTGGCTGGTGGCCTTGAAGGACATCGAAGGCTGCAGCGGCGCTCAAGACGGGGATGAAGTCACGATCGATTATCGCCATACACCGCAAGCACGCTGGAAGGATCTGTCATGAGTGGATGGTTCGCAGGAGCAGCCGTGGTCGGCGCCGTCGTTACCGGAGTGGCCACCAACATGGCGGCCAGCAAGGCGGCGAAAGCCACGCAAAACGCGGCCAACACCGCCGCGGGCGTGCAATACAAAGCCTTGGATCAGCAGCAAACCAACGCCGCGCCCTACATGGCCCAAGGGCAGAGCGGGATCCAGACCTACAACTCGCTCACGAGCGCGAATCCCGCCCAGGTGCAGCAGACCTTGGAGAGCACCCCGGGGTATCAGGCGACGTATGGCCAAGGCACGGAGGCCGCTATGCGCGCCGCCGGCGCGTCAGGCATGAACCTCTCCGGCAATCAGATCGCGGGCGTGGAGCAGTTCGGCGCGCAATTGGGCGACTCTACCTACCAGCAAGCGATCAACAACGCGCTGGGGCAAGAGCAGATCGGCCAGGGCGCCGCGGCCGGGCAGTCGGCGAACATTGGCCAGGCCGCCTCGAACCTCTCGAACATCGCCATCAACCAGGGCAACAACATGGCGGCGATCCAGACCAATGAGATCGCCGGCATCACGCGCGCGGGCTCGAGCGCCGCGAACGCGCTCCTGACCTACAACACCCTGCAGGGCCTGAATAACCCCGCGGGCGGTGGTGGGGGTGGCGGTGGCGGTGGGACCTACAACGCGGGTGCGGTGACCGGCATCGGCCAGCCGGTGCAAGACCCTTACACGCCGATCAACACCTAGGAGACTCCCCATGGCCTTTGATGCTTCTGTGATCGCCGACATCGGTTCGAACACCCCGGACCCGGCGGGCGCGCAACAGAAGGCGCTCACCCTTGCGGACCTGTACGACCAGAACAAGCTGAACAAAATCAAGGTCGGCGACGCGAAGCAGAGCCAGAGCGACATGACCTACGCGAAGCAGATCCTGCAGGGTAAGGACTTGTCCAAGCTCGAGGACCAGAACGCCGCGGTGGCCGAGATCACCAAGCGCTCCCCGAAGTTGGGCATGGAGCTCGCGCGCGACTTCTCCACCCAGCGCAAGGACAAGGCCGGCGAGCAGATGGACCAGCTCGAGTACTACAAGGCGAAGAACGAGATCCTGGGCTCCGATTTGATGCAGCTCAAAGCCAAGCACGACCAGATCATCCAGGACTTTCAAGCCAAGAACCCGAAGGCCACCCCGCAACAGCTCGAGCAGGCAACCCACGACGCTATGCAGAAGGACGTGATCGAGTGGGTGCAGCGCTTGAGCTCTCAGACCTTGCCCAACGGCCAGCCGCTCATCAACGAGCAGGACAAGCAGACCATCAAGTCAGGTCTCGGCCAGGGCTACTCGAGCGCGTGGGTCGATTCGATGGTGAACAAGAGCGCGACCGCCCGACAGGAAATCGCGACCAAGTTGAAAGAACGCGACGAGGCGCGCAAGGAGAAGGCGACCGACGCCTCGATCGCCTCCGGCGGCCGGCGCGCCGATCAGGGCGATCGCCGGCTCGACCAGACCGATCGGAAGATCTCGGACCAAGAAAAGGCGGCCGCGCTTAAAGTGAAGATGTCCGAGGGTGGCAAGTTCACCGAGGAGGACGCCTCCTGGCTCGCCGAGCAGTACATCGCCGGGGATAAGTCCGTGATGGTGGGCCTCGGGCGCGGCGCGCAAGGACCCCAAAATATCATCATGGTTCGCCACGCGATCGCCTCGGAAGCGAAGGCGCAGGGCATGAAACCGGCGGATCTGGCCGCACGCCTGGCCGAGTACACGGGCTTCGTGTCCGAGCAGCGCGCACTGGGCACCCAGCAGGCGAACGTCGAGATGGCCTCGAGCGAGGCACAGCAGATGATCCAGAACGCGCGCGGCGCCTCGGACGACACCGCGGTATCCCGCGCCCACGCTTTGGGCTGGAACAAGATCGAGCAGTGGACCGAGAAGCAAGTGCAGGACCCGAAGCTCGCGAGCTTGAAGGCCGCCACCACCGCGGTGGTCAACACCTGGGCCCGGGCCATCAACCCGAAAGGCGTCGCCACGGTGTCCGACAAGGAGCACGGCTACGAGCTCTTGAACCAGGCCCAGGACAAGGCCACCTACGACGCGGTGCTCGACCGCTTCCAGCAAGAGACCGAGGCCTCGCTCGCGGCGCCGGCTTCTGCCAAATCGCGCCTGCACGATGCCTTCATGTCAGGCCTCGCCCCGACCGCCGCCGCCGCACCGGGCCCTGGTTCCTTGCAGGCGACCCCGGGCCGCGGAGCGCCTGCCGCCGGCGGTGCGGCGCCCCTGCCCGGCGCTCCTCCCGCACCGGATGCTGCGCCTGCCGCGCCTGGGGGCGCCCCGGTTCCTGCCGCCGCCGGCGCGGTGATGAAGTTCGACGCGCAGGGTAACCAGATCGGATGAGCGTCAGCGCACAAGTGGAGGGGGTGGGCACGCTCGAGTTTCCGGACGGCACGGATCCGTCCGTGGTGCAGGCCACCGTCAAGAAGATGATCGCGAGCAAAGGGGCGCCCAAGGCACCGGCCATCCCCAGCTCTCCCACCCTGCTCGAGCATGCCGATATCGCCGCCTCCGCGGGCTCCGGCGCGATCGCGAGCATGGCCGGGGGCCTCGTCAAGGCGACGGGGTACGCACGCGAGGGCGTGGAGAAGTTCGTCACGGGGAAGGACCCCGGGGATGCCAACGCCGCGGCCGCGAAGCTCGAGGAGCTCCTGACCTACACCCCGAAGACCGACCGGGGTAAGGCGGTGATGGCGGATGTGCAAAAAGGCCTGCAGGCCTTCGAGGACTGGACGGATAAACAGGGGGATCAGGCCCACCAGGCGATCCGCGCCGCCGGCGATAAGGCCGGGGAGGTCGCAAAATCGATGGGCGCCCCCCAAAAGGTGGTCGACTTCATCGAGCAGCACAAGGAGCAGGTGGCCGCCGCCTATGGGTCCGCGACCAAGACGGGGCTCAACGCCGTGCCCCTGGTGCTGAGCGGGGAGCTCACCAAGCTCCCGGGCAAGGGGGGCGAGCTTGCCAGACCCGCAGAAGCGCCCGCTTCTGCCCCGCCATCGGGGGTCCCTGCCGCGCCGGCCGCTGACCTGGCCCTTTCTGCCTCCCCGCCGCGCGCCGCTCCTGCGGCGGTTCCAGCCGCACCGGCGGCCCCCTTGGAAGTCACCCCGGGTGTTCCACGTGCAACGCCGAACACGAGCCTGGAGGGGGCCTCTCCCCCACCGGGTCCCACTCCCTCCCCCCGCGCAAGGGCTGAAGCCTATGTCCGTGATCGCCTTGGTCTTAGCTGGGATGCTTTGGCAGATGCTCAGAAGGCGAAGATCGAGCGCGTGGCGAACGATGCCCGCGCCCTCGATCGCCTCAACCCCGAGGCCGTCAAACGTCAGCTGCATCTCGAGCGCGAGGGCTTCGGTCGAGCCCCCATCGCCACCACCGCGGGCAAACTCAACCGAGACGCACCGCAGCTACTGCGTGAGCAGGGAGCTGCAGCTACCCCTTCCGGAGCACCCATCCGGCAGATTGATATTGAGGCAAACCGAACGCTACGAGGAAACGTCGAAACACTCCTGGACCGAATAAAGGGCATGGGGCAAACGCGCGCGACCGCCGCCTCCCGGGAGCAAGTCGGCGCGGCGGTCGCGGGCAAGGAGGCGGGCGCCCCGGGCGCACTCACGGTGAAGCAGGCGAAGGCCAAGGCGGCCACCCGCGCCGCCTACGAGCGCGCACGCAACACCGACCCCGACGCCACCGTCGCACCGGACGCGATGTACGACTTCGTGCGCGGGAGCCCGGAAGTACTCAACCCCCAGATCCAGCACCTCTCCTGGCTCAACGGCTGGCTTAAAAAAGCCGGTATCGAAAAAGTCGATGCCGAGGGCGCCCCCACCGGCGAGCGGCGCCCCATCAAGTTGACCGAGCTCGATGACCTGCGCAAAAAGGCGGGCAAGATGGCGGGCAGTACCGGGGACTCCGCGCACTACGCGAAAGAGGTGATGGCGGCGATCGACAGCACCTTCGAACAGCTCCCGGACTCGGCCAAGGCCTGGAAGGCGGCCCGCGAAGCGCACAAGGCGGAGCGCGGTGAGTTCGCGAACCAGGGGGCGATCGCGCGGCTGGTCGAGACCAAGGGCGGCAACTTCGGCACGGACCCCAAGACCGCGCTCGAGGATATCTGGAAGGTCTCGGTGAAGAACGGCAAGCTCGAGGACATCCGAACGCTCAAGCGCTCGCTGCTCTCGGGCGATGCTGAAACACGGGTGGCGGGCAAGAAAGCGCTGCGCGAGCTCAAAGCCGAGACCGTCAACGACATGCTGCGCGATATCACCAAGGGGGTGTCCACCAACGAGGCGGGCGAGGCGAACATCACCGCGGAGTCGATCAACCGCTGGATCAACGGCATGGGCGGGCGCGAGAAGCTCGATGTGATCTTAGGCCGGCGCGCGACCAACGAGCTCATGCGCATCCGCGAGGACGCGCAGATCACGAAGACCGAGCCCACCGTGCGCAACGTCGGCAGCAACACCTTCCAGAAGGTCTTGAACTGGATCCACGACTCGGCGTTGGGCGAGATCGCGAGCAAAATCCCGGGCGGTGGCATCGTGAAGGGTGCGGTGATCGGGGCGAAGCGCCTCTCGGACAACGCCCGGGCGGTGAAAGAAGCCGGGCAGAGCGCCACGAGTGTTGCGGAGCGCAGCGCCGCCAAGGCGGCAGACAAACGCGCTCAAGCGATCCAGCGCTCGCAAACCTACGGTGCCCAGTGAATGTGCTGCTCCTCGAAATGGAGGACGCCGGCTGCGGGCTGCCCTTTGCTCTCGCCTGTATCAAGGCGGGCCATAAGCTCAAGTACTTCCTCAGGCCGGAGAACAACCAGGGCGTCGGCGAGGGGTTCAAGGGCTTGGAGCGCACAAGCAACTGGGTGGCCGCCGCGAGCTCGTGGGCGGATCTCGTCGTGATGACCGGGAATGACGAGTACTTGCCGAAGTTGGACGCGATCCGCAAGCGCGGGGTGGCGGTGTTCACCTCTTCGGCCAAGTCGGCGCGCCTCGAGATCGATCGAGCGGCGGGCATGGCCGCGTTCAAGCGCGCCGGCATCGACGTGCCACCCTTCGAGACGTTCAAGACCTTAGGAGAAGCCGAAGCCCACGTGCGCGCCAAGCCCGATCGCTATGTGTTCAAAACTTTAGGGTCCGAGGAGGATAAATCCCTGTCCTATGTCGGCAAGTCTGCCGCCGACCTCATTGCCCGACTGCAGCGTTGGGCTCGACTGGGGCTCAACCCCAAAGGGCCCGTGATGCTGCAGACTTTTATCGAGGGGCTCGAGTTCGGCGTATCGCGCTGGGTGGGCGCTCAAGGCTTCATCGGCGACTACAACGAGAACTTCGAGTTCAAAAAGCAGCTCTCGGGGAACTGTGGCCCGAACTGCGGTGAGGCGGGCACGGTGATGAAGTACGTGAAGAGCTCGAAGTTGGGCGAGACGGTCCTGGCGCCGCTCGAGGAGGAGCTCGTGAAGCTCAGGCACTTAGGCGACGTCGATGTGAATTGCATCATCGATGACAAGGGCAAGGCCTGGCCGTTGGAGTTCACCATGCGCTGGGGCTGGCCGGCGGCGAACTTAATGTGGGCGACTCACAAGGGCGATCCGGCGGAGTGGATGGTGAACGCCTGCGAGGGCGAGGACACGCTCGAGGTCGACTACTCGATCGCCGCGGGCGTGGTGCTGCAGCTCGAGCACAAAGAAGACCCGGCAGAGCTCGTGGACATCCCCGTGACCGTCGAGACGCCGGCGCGCAAATTCGTGCACCCGCAGTCGGTGAAGATGGCGAAGCTCCCGGCGATGAAAGGCGATACCGTTACTGAGAAGCGCATCTGGGCCACGTGCGGTGATTACGTCGCGGTGGTGACCGGCACCGGCAAGAGCGTCGCCCAAGCGTGCGAACGCGCCTACAAGGCGGTGGCCCAGGTCCACGTGCCCGACTTGGGCTGGCGCGACGACATCGGCGAGAAGCTCGAGAAGGAGCTGCCGAAGCTCCACGCGCACGGCTACGCAACGGAGTTCAAGTATGGCTAACCCGACCCTCTACATGCTGCCCCTGACGGTGCTCGTGCAGTACCTGACCAACTTAGGGGTGATCGCCGCCGGCGCGACCCTCGTCACCCAGGTGGCGGGCTCGGTCTCGACTTTGCAGACGACTTACAGCGACTCCACGGGCTTGGTGTCGAACCCGAACCCCATGACCTTGAACAGCACCGGGCGCGCCGCCGGCTCCACGGGAGCGCTGCTCGCTTTTTGGGTGCTGCCCGGGGTGGTGGTCGATGTGTACTTTACCGACACGTTGGGGGAGACCTGGGCGATCAAGAACATGGCGGGCATCAACGACCCGACCGCCCTCGATGCAACCTTCTCGAACCCCGCCACCGGGTTCGGCGCCGATCTCATCGCGAACGCGGTGCGCTCCTACGATGTGCTCGCCACGGTGCGCGCAGCCAACGTGCCCACCATCGCAGGTGGCCAGACGCTCGTCGTCGCACTCCAGGGGTCGCTCCTCATCAACGATGGCAACGGCGGCCTTTTTTACTGGTCGGGAACCTCGACTGCTACGGATGACGGGGGCGCGACCGCCATCAAGCCGACCGCGCTCACCAACGTGCAGCCCGGGCGCTACCTGCGCCAGACCAATCTCTTCGGCTCGCAAGGCAGCGCCACAATCTCCCTCTTAGGCTTAACCACGACCCCCACCATGGCCCTGCGCTGGGTCAGGAACGGGCCCTTGGTGGCGGTGACCTATGGCGGCGCCACCGGCACCAGCAACTCGACATCCTTCTCCTTGAATGGGTGGCCCATCGGAATCGAGGGGGTCACGGCGAGCGGGCAATCCCCGCTCGTGTACGGGGTGGATAACGGCGCCTTTGTTCCCGCCGCGATTCAGGTGCAGAGCCAGATCGGCGGCAACGCGGTGGTGTCGATCGGCAACGTGAGCGGTAACTGGACCAACTCCGGGACGAAGGGCCTCCTCGGCGGCAGCTTCTCCTACGTCGTGCAATAACGGGATGAACCCTCATGCTCCAATATTTTGAGACCCTACAGGACCAGAGCGGCAACGCCTTAAGCCTGGACGGCACCGCAACCGTGGTGGTGAGCGCCTTCCCCGGCGGGGGCGCGGCTCCCATCTATTCAACCAACGGCACCGCCTCGCCGATCGCGGCCTCGACTGTCACGGCGGACATCACCGGGCAAATTTCCTTCTACGCTCCGGACGCGGACTACATCCTCAAATATTATCTGAACGGCACGCTCTACAAGACCAAGTCCCCGGTGATGCTCTTCGACGGCGCCGCGCAGGTCACCTTCCCCGATGTGGGCGCGGTCAATGCCTACGCGATCACCAACGCCGCGCTCGAGACGAGCTTGCGCTCGGGCTTGCGGGCGTACTTCAACGCGGCGAACTCGAACACCGGCCCCTCGACGTTTGCGTACAACACCTTGGCGGCGAAGAACCTGGTGCAGCGGGGCCCCATCGCACTTCCCGCCGGCGCGGTGGTGGCTAGCGGCATTTATCCGGTCGAGTACGACGGCACCCAGTGGCAGCTCCTCGAAGACACCTTGACGCAGCCCTTCTATCCGATCTCACCGTCCGAGCAGGTCTTCATCACCGGCGGCGGCATCTCTCCCGTCGCTTTCCAGTACCCGTATGGCTGCCCGCGGCGCTTCGGAGCGCTCGGCACCGGCCCGCACGATGACACCATTGCGGTGCAGGCGGCGATCAATTCGAACGCGATTTACTGGGGCTGGCCGGGCGATGTGTATGGTGTGACCTCGGTCACGTGGCCCGCCTCGGGGCTCTCGGAGGCGCACTTCAACGGCTCCGAGCTCGTGGGCATCGCGACGACGGCGACCCCGTGCATCAGCCACATCAAGAGCAACTTCACCGACTTCTACGGCTACACGGTGAACGGTGGCTCCTACGCCGGAGTCACCCCGAACAGCAACTACACCTGCTCCTCCTGGTGGTTCAACGGCGTGACCTCAGGCACCCCCGTGGGCGCCTCGCAGTTCAACAACTTCTACGGCATGTCCCACTTGAGCGCGGTGCGCGGCCTCGTGTATGGCGGCTTGCCCGGGCAGTCCTCGAGCACCACCGTGCACAGCGAGAACCGCATCTACGGCATGAACAACGTGGGCGTCTCGAACCCGATGTACGTCAATTCGAGCACCGGCTTCGTGCACTGCTACGGGTGCGTGTTCTTCCGCGACGCCTCGACCTGGACCACCCCGACGCTGCCCTCGACCGCGCGATCCTACGAGCAGGTGGTCGGCAATCTGTACATCAACGGCGGGGAAATCATCGCGAGCAATTCGCTCCTCGGCAACGCGACGGACGGCAGCGCCATCGTCACCGGCGTCTACATCGAGCTCGCCTGCCCGCTCAACATCACCGGGAACAACGCGCGCTATAACGGCTGTCGCATCAACCTGCCGAATCAGGGCGTGAACATGGTGACGATCGGCGCCGCGGTCACCGGGGTGCTCGCTTTCAATGGCTGCACGTTCCTGCGCGCCGCCGGCAACGGGGCCACCGATCGCACACCGATGGTCCAGTCTTCCTCGGCCGGCTTCGAGGTGGAGTTGAACGACTGCGCGAGCTTCGAGTGGGGCTTCCTCATGGCGGGCGCCAATTGCAAACTCATCGCAGGCTGCGTGGCGCGTTATTCGAACCATCGTTTGCAAATCACTGACGGCTCGGCGGGCGGGGACTCGAACATCTATTTTATCAACAGCCCGAAGGCGAGCATCTTGCCCGAGGCCAACGCCACCGCGAGCACCGCGGGCCAGCCGGCGGGCGCCTGCGATCACATGGGCTACACCACCAACGGCTGGGTGCTCGATGTCATCTCTGGCGGTGGCTCGACCTTGACCGTGACCACCAACGCAGGGCCCACGGGGTACTTAGCCAGCCAGCTGACCTGCCACGCGACGGGCCAGAGCCTGGTGTTCAACGGGGATCCTTCGACGCTGACGAGCTTGAAGGCCTCGGCGCTGCGCGTGCGTCCGGGGGAGGCCTACTGGCTCTCGGCGTGGCTGAATGCAAGCGGCACGAACCCGGCACTGCTCGCGGCCTACTACACCCTCGCCGGTGTATCGGTGTCTAACCAGCTGGTGGCAGACGCGACCAGCATCGGAACGGGCGCTTGGGTGTTTGGCGAGGGGCCGCTCATCGTACCGGCAACGGCCGCTTACATGCTGATCGGCGTGCAGGGTGTCGTGACCGATGTGCAATTTACCGATGTCCGCCTGCAGCGGGCCAACTAAAGGGAAAATCGCGATGAATATCTGGGTCCTTTTGCTGCTTCTCTTTATTTTCGGCGCCTTCGGCGGCGGTTACGCCGGCTGGTATTCGCACAGCTACGGCTTCGGCGGCGGGGGCCTGCTCATCCTGATCCTCGTGATCCTGCTCATCACCGGGAGACTCTAGACATGGCCGCGCAAACTCCCACCAAGGCGCTGCAGGACGAGCTCGTCGACTTGAAGGGCGCGCTCGAGCAATACCTCGCCAACACCAAGAGCTACGCCGAGGTGCAACAGAAGATCGTGCACATCGCGCGCAACTGGATTCTGGCGGCGCTGCTCTTAGGATTGCTCCTGGGCGGTGGTGTCGGACACTTCGTGCGGTGAACCCGGTCACGGAAGCGCTTTTGCGCGCCGAGCTGCGCGGGGATGAGGGCGAGGTCTTGCGTATATACGATGACAACACGTCCCGTGCCGTGGGCGCTGGCATGACCCTACAGGGCAACCCCACCATCGGCGTGGGGCGCAATCTCGCGGGGCGCGGGATCACTCAGGCCGAGGCGGAGCTCCTACTGTCAAATGACATTGCCGCCTGTGAGGTGGAGCTCGCCCCGGGCATGCCGTGGATCACAACTCTGAGCCCCGGGCGCCAGACGGTGATCTACTCCCTGTACTTCAACGTCGGCCTCGGCAACGCTGCGCGCTTCGAAGCCAAGTGGCCGAACTTCCTCGCGCAGATGAAGGCCGGGCAGTTCGCCCAAGCGGCGGACAATTTGGAGAGCTCGCAGCCATGGGCGACGGAAGTGGGACCACGGGCACACCGCCTGGGCGAGCTCGTGCGCTATGGATGAGAGTGCAGCGCTCCTGGGTGTGGCGCCACAAGACCAAGGTCATCGCCTCCGGCTTCGCCGGCGGCTCCTACGTGCAGGCGAATCTCGCGCAGGTGGGACGTGGACTGCCGCCGCACGTGTTCGCTTACGCGGCGGTGGGCGCCAGTGGGATCGTGTTCGTGCTCGGGTTTTTAAATCAGATCCTGCCCTTAGACGATGCTCCGTGAGCCGCGACAACGACTGGGCCGCCTCCGATCTCAACGACACGGTCCGCAACTTACGCGTCCTCGCCGAGGCGCCCGGGGACTTGCGATTTCGCCAGTCGATCGCGACTTCTTTCGAAAAGGTCACTGATAAACTCCAACGCATCGAAGTGGAGCTCGCCAAGTTTCGCGAGCGGCTGCTCTCGCGCACCGATGTCACCAACATCGCGAGGACCGAGCTGCAAGTGCTCGAGAACAAGGTGGACATGTTGAATCGGATCGTGTGGGGCCTGTGCGGAGCGTTCGGCATCGCGCTGGTCGGGGGTGTGGTCGGGATCGCCATTGCGAGGATCTTCAAGTGAACAATGACCATCGAGAAAGGATGATTTTGGACGCCATCGCCGCGGCCGAGCGCATCCGCGGGCAGACCTTCGATGCGCAGAGCTCCTTGGACGCAATCGAGGAGGCGCGTGTGCATCTGTCGCGTGCGGACGATGAACTGCGCGGCCAACACACCACCATCAAGGACCGCGTCACCTGGCTCATCGTTGAGCTCGACCGCTTGGCCGCGCAGTTCAAAAAACTCAAAGACGCCCCCAAGTGACCCCGCTCGCCTACGGCAAGATCGGCGCCGCCCTCGCGCTCATTGCCGCCTGCTTGAGCGCTGGCTACCACTTCGGCAGACTCTCGGCAGACAATCAACTGAATGCGTATAAGAGCGCGGTCGAAGCTCAACACGTCGTGCAGCTCAACGCCGTCGTTGCCACGATGACCGAGCACGATACCGAAGCGCTCGCCCAGCACACCGCGGACCAGAGGATCGTTGACGCCTATGACCTACAAAAAACTTTGCCTCCTGTCACTGCTGGCTTCGTTACCCGCCTGCGCGTCGTTGAAACCACCGCCTGCAGCGCCGGCGCTCGTGTCGTGTCCGGCGCCGGACCCGTGGCCAGCGGAATTGACTCAAGCAGCGCAATTTCCCGCAGCGATGCAGAAGGTGATCGCCTACTACAAGCAGCGCTCGACGCAGCCGATCGAGACGCCGAGCAGCTCAACGCGGTGATTCATCTGGCGCCGCATGCTCAGGCACCTTGACCGGGACCTCGAGCTCGACTTCATTCGCGAGTTCGCCTGCGGCGGCGAGCTGATGAAGGACTTGAGCGCCGATGACCGCCGCGAGCGAATCCGGGTGGCGATCTATGCCCACAAGCTCCCGCACACGCTGTTTCGCGATGGTCCGATGACCTACGCGGAGGCGTACCAGCAATGCTACGGCCGGGCGATCGAGATGCGAAGAACACCGCGGCCGCCGAAGGAAGACGAATGACGCCTGAGGAATTCACCCGCATTGTCGAGTGGGACGCCAAATGCGGAACGAACGAACTCGTGATGTTTGGCACGACGATCGACCGGCGGCGCCTGATTGAGTACGTCAAAGAACTGCAGCTTCAGATTAAGGACTTGCGGCCATGAGGTGGCCGTGGGTCAAGCGAGCGCCCCCGCCGCAGATCCCGCCCTATCCCGTGCCGCTGCAGGTGAAGCGCAGGGCCCCGGAAGCGGACGGCCTCGTGGTGGTGGAGCACGACACCTCGGGGATGACCCGCACGGGCGTGCATAAGGCCTGGAAGCGCCTCACCGTCTAGCGTGCGTTAGCAGACAGACGGGGCGGCGCCGCGCCTGGTAAAAGTTGCAACAAATGCAGCTGCTCGTACAACAAATCGACTTCCGCGTGCAGCTTTTATTGAACGCCCACGCCGAAATCGATTGGCTACGACAAGAGCGCGAGCCCCAGCAAGAGCGTGTCACTTTTCGTGCGCACTTAACAGAAAATCCGGGGATCAATACGGACAAAAGCGACGATCGCGACGCCCAAGTCCGCTCGTATTCGAGTCCCTCTCTCACCACCAGAATCAACTACTTACGCTCACGCGTTTAGTCTCGATTTCCACCGTGTCACTTTTTGTGCTTGGGGCAGGCCCGATCGCGGAGGTTTCCGCGTACTGCGCGAGGT